AGCTGTTCACGGCCTTGACGCTGAATCTGAACTTGCTAACATCTTGTCTGCTGAGATCCTTGCGGAAATCAACCGTGAAGTTGTACGTACTATCAACGTTAAAGCGAAGCTTGGCGCACAGCAGTCTGATCTTAACGCAACTGGTACTTTTGACCTTGACCAAGACGCTGATGGCCGTTGGTCTGTTGAGAAGTACAAAGGTTTGTTGGTTCAACTTCAGCGTGAAGCCAACGTTATTGCTAAAGAAACTCGTAGAGGCAAGGGTAACTTCATCCTATGTTCTTCTGACGTAGCTGCAGCTCTTTCTGCAACTGGTATGTTGGACTACACTCCTGCGCTTTCTGGCAACGCTGGTCTTTCTGTTGACGACACTGGTACAACTTTCGCTGGTACTATCTCTGGTGGTATCAAGGTTTACATCGATCCATATGCAACTGTAGACTACATCAACGTAGGCTACAAAGGTACTTCTGCATACGATGCAGGTATCTTCTATTGCCCATACGTACCATTAACAATGGTTCGTGCGGTTGGTGAGAACACCTTCCAGCCTAAGATTGGCTTCAAGACTCGTTACGGCATGATTGCTAACCCATTCGTTGGTGCAAATGCTGGTAACGATACTGGTGCAAACAGAGCTAACCAGTACTACAGAATCTTCGCAGTATCTAACATCCTGTAAGCTGTAGGTTACAAAAAATAAGAGGGGCTCTTCGGGGCCCCTTTTTTATTGTATAAATAAAGGTATAACTAAACTATTTGGTGATAAACTATGCCGTATCAAAAGTCAGTCAATTTTAATATTGAGGCCACAAGTACTCTCGATGATACCATGTCATATGCAAATGGTATTTCCTTTAGGCTTGCAATCGATAAACTTAAATTTCCTAACGTTGAATATACTATTCAAACAATCGCTTTGCCTGACATGTCTATGCAAGGTGCACCATTCAATACTCCAAAAAGAAATATTTTAGAAACACCCGATAAGGTAGACTATGGTACCTTTGAACTCACATTCCTCGTAGATGAGTATCTAAAAAACTACGAAGAAATTCATGATTGGATGATAGGTCTAGTCAATGAAGAAGATAACCTTAGAGTGAATCGTAAAACAAGAGATATGACTTTACAGATTCTTACTTCTCATAATAACGTTGCTAGGGAAATTACCTTTGTTGATGCTTATCCAACAAACTTGAGTTCATTGCCATTTGATACTACTATTACTGAAGCTAACTACTTGGTTGCCAATGTAAGTTTTAATTATAGTTATTTCAGATTTGTGTAAAATGTGATATAATATATAATACTATATAGAATGTGAGATGATTATGTTGAATATTGATGATATATTAAAAATGTGGACTAAAGATGCTGAAATAAACGAAATGCATCTTGATGACGCTTCAAAAGATACCGCCAAACTTCACGCAAAATATCTAGAGTTGTTAATGACTACTAAACTGCAAAAGCAGCGTAGAGAGTCACAACTAAAAACTTTGCTTCGAGATAAGTGGTTATGGTATAATGGGAAAATGACTCAAGACCAGATGGATGAACGTGGTTGGACCTACGATCCATTCAATGGTATGTCTAAACCATTAAAAGGTGAAATGGATTATTATTATAATTCTGATCCAGACATTATGAAATTAAACGATCAAATTGAGTATATAAGTACTCTTATCGAAACTCTAGAAACAATAATGGAGAATGTTAAGTGGCGCCACCAAACGATCAAAAACATGATCGAATGGAGGAAGTTCACTAGCGGTGCATAATGGATCTAATTAAAGTTCGCAAGAAAAACCATGCGTTCTTGGATATCGAATGTGAACCATCAGTTGCAAATGAATTATGTGACTTTTTTACTTTCTTTGTTCCAGGTTATAAGTTTATGCCTTCCTACAAAAATAAAATGTGGGATGGTAAGATACGGTTATATGATACTCGTAAAAAAGAATTATATGCTGGCTTATTTAAGTATGTGCAAGAGTTTGCTAATGCCGAAGGTAGAGATTATAGAATTGAATTAGAGCATGATACGTATTATGGCCTACCAGGTGTAGAACATGATGTTGATATGTCTTTTATTAAGGATCTTACCTTAAGTGCACAGGGTAAACCTATTGAACCAAGAGATTACCAGTTAGAAGCGATTGAATATGGACTAAAAGAAAAGTCTGCAATGCTTATATCTCCAACTGCTTCTGGTAAGTCGCTGGTTATATACTCTCTACTTAGATATATACTAGAGGATACAGATAAGAAAATTCTTATTATTGTACCTACTACGTCTCTTGTTGAACAAATGTATAATGATTTTGCTGACTATAGCCAATATGACGATGGATTTGATGTTAAGTCAATGTGCCATAGGGTCTATTCAGGTAGACCTAAAATGTCAGAAGAAAGAGTAATGATTTCTACTTGGCAGTCAATATATAAACTACAAGGGTCGTTTTTTGAGCAATTCGGTGCGGTGTTTGGAGATGAGGCTCATAACTTTAAAGCTAAATCTCTTACTTCTATACTTTCTAAATGCCGAGAAGCCGAATATAGGTTTGGTACTACAGGAACACTTGATGGTACACAAACTCATAAACTAGTCTTAGAAGGTCTATTCGGACCAGCATTCTACGTAACTACCACTAAGAAATTAATGGATGAAGGTTCTCTAAGTGATTTAGACATCAGCGTCCTTTTAATGAAACATAACGAGGAGGTACGTCGTAAATTTGGAAAGAAAACATATCAAGAAGAAATAGATTATATTGTTACTTACGAAAAAAGAAATCAGTTTATAAGTAACTTAGCTTTAGATCAAGATGGTAATACCTTAGTTTTATTTCAATACGTCGAAAAACATGGTAAACCTCTTTATAACTTAATTGCAGACAAGGCACATAAAAGACGTAAAATATTCTATGTGTCTGGTGAAACAGGAGTAGATACTCGTGAAGAAATTAGAAGAATTACAGAAACCCAAAAGAACGCAATCATTGTTGCGTCTCTCGGCACCTTTAGTACTGGCATCAATATTAGGAATCTCCACAACATCATATTCGCTAGCCCATCAAAGTCCCAAATTAGGATTCTCCAGTCAATCGGCCGTGGTCTTAGAAAATCCGAAGATGGCAGAAAAACAAAACTATATGACCTCGCAGATGATTTGCATTGGAAGTCCCGTAAAAATTTCACACTCAATCACGCCGCTGAAAGAATTAAGATCTATACCAAAGAAAAATTTAAATACAAAATCTATGAAATAGACATATAATAAATATACTTATGGCAGAGGATAAAAAAACAGAATTTACTGATTTAGATATTAAGCATTTTAAGTTAGTATCAGGCGATGAAGTTGTAGGACTTATTGCAGGTGTTAAACAAAATCTTGGTGTACTATATCTAGAAAGACCAGTAAAAATTAATCTTACTGGTGCTGACTTATACTTGTCAGATTATATGCCTACAGCTAAAAATAATATTGTGGCATTTTCTATGAGTCATGTAGTAGCACAATCAGATGTTATTGATTCAATGAAACAGACTTATATTGAATTCTGTTTAAATGCACCTGATGATAGAATAGAATTCAATGAACTAGAGGAATATGAAGAAGAATATGATGAGGATTTTGAAATCACTCATATTGCTAAAAAGACTCTTCATTAAAAGTAGTATACCTCCCCTCTCCCCGAGGACTATTAATTATACCATACTTTTGTCAATCTGTAAACCCCTAAAGTGTAAAAAAATGTAAAAAAATGCAAAAATAACTGCATAAAAGTGTTTACTTTTGATTAATTATGGTGTATAATAATCTATATAATTGCACTAGGAGTGTTATATGAGTGAAAAGCTAAAACCTAAACAAAAACCACATTACGTCAACAATAAGGAATTTTCCTATGCAGTTGTTGATTACGTGCGGCTATGTGAAGAGGCTGATAGCAAAGAGAAAGAAAGACCTAAGGTAACCAATTATATTGCTGATTGTTTCCTTAAAATCGCACAAGGATTATCCCACAAGGCAAACTTCATTCGGTATACTTACCGTGAGGAAATGGTAATGGACGCAGTTGAAAACTGTTTGAAAGCAATCCATAATTATAATATTGAAGCTGCAACTCGTACGGGTAACCCAAATGCTTTTGCTTACTTTACTCAAATTTGCTATTACGCGTTTTTACGTAGAATTGCTAAAGAAAAGAAACAGCAGGATGTTAAATTTAAATATATTGAATCTGCTGGATTAGAAGATTTTATCCATTATGACCCATCAATGTCTGGTGAAGCTCATGAAGTGGAACGTATGTTTGTTGATGAACTTAGAGATCGTATCGATAAAGTAAGAGATCACGATACTAAAATTAAAGAATTCGCAAAGGAAGAAAAGGCAAAGGAAAAGAAGAAGGCTGAAAAGGGTCTTGAACTTTTCATGGGATAATTATATGAAAATCGCAATATTGAATGATACCCATTGTGGTATTCGCAATTCGTCTGATATTTTTATTGAGTATCAACGTAAATTTTATAATGAAGTATTTTTTCCATATCTAAATAAAAATGGCATAAAGCAAATCGTTCACCTTGGAGACTATTACGATCATCGCAAGTTTATTAACTTCAAAGCACTAAATGATAATCGTGATTGCTTCTTAGAACGTCTTCGTAAAGATGGTATTACTATGGATATTATTCCAGGTAACCATGATGTGTTCTATAAGAATACTAACGAGCTATGTTCTCTTAAAGAACTACTTGGCCATTATATGAATGAAGTCAATATCATTATGGAACCTCGTGTTATGGATTATGATGGTTGTAAGATTGCATTACTACCTTGGATCAATAATGAGAACTATAATGAATCGATCGATTTTATCAAAAACTGTAAAGCTGATTTTCTAGGTGCTCACTTAGAATTGGTTGGTTTTGATATGATGCGTGGTGTTAAAAATACTCATGGTATGGGAACTGAAATATTTCAAAAGTTTGAGCAGGTTTGGTCTGGGCATTTCCATACTAAATCAAATCAAGGGAATATCTATTACTTAGGATCTCAAATGGAGTTTACTTGGGCTGATGCTCATGATCCAAAGTACTTTCACGTCTTTGATACTGAAACAAGAGAAATGACTCCGGTTCTAAACACTATTAATATTTTCGAAAAAGTCCTTTACGATGACTCGAAAATAGATTATAATAGTTATGATATAAGCAATCTAAAAGATAAGTTTATCAAAGTGGTGGTAGTCAAAAAAGACGATCCATTTATCTTTGATAGATTCGTAGATCGTATTAATCAGCTTGGAGTTCAT